GTGGGTCTTCGAAAAGTTGCAAACGATGTTTTTTCTTTTTTTAAGTTAATTTTTGATAATTAACTATATTAAGTTAATGGTTTAAATAGTCTTCGGAAGGAGGAAATGTTATGACCAAAAAAGAACTTAAGGAACACATGGAATATTTAAAAGATTTAGCCAAAGATGTGGGTACTAAAAAATATTTTGTTGTAGTTTTAGCTCTAGAAGAATTAGAAAATTTATATGACCAAAAGCAAAGGATTTACAAAGCAATTAAAAAGTTAAAAACAGTTGAAGAGTTAACGATAAATAAAAATTATAATATCTCATCTCAAAATGCGAACAATCTCACAATCCATCCATTAGTTAAGGAGTATTCTAACTACTCCGATAAGTTTTTAAAGGCTTTGGAAAAAATTGTAAAAATCATCACTGAACTTACTGATAAATCAGAAGAAGCGGAGAGAAATAAATTAAGAAGTTTTCAAAATCGAGCAAAAGAAATGAGAGGTGAGGGAGCTGAATAAGAAAGACCTTACGAAAATAATCACTAATACAATTAATGTTATGAATTTAACCGAAACCGATCTAGCAAAAGGCAGAGAATTTGCAGTCGGTTTTTTAATTGGAGACATTTATAAGCAACAAGAATTGATTGAGTATTTAAAAAAGCCTTGTAAAATTTCAAAAGGGAAAAACGAATTAAACATATCATTAATTACAAAATTTAGAAAACGCTTTGTTAAAATTCAAAGTGATATGAATGGGTAAATGGCAAGATGTTTACGGGCGTAAACTTTGGAAGATAAGACGCAAGCAAGCATTAAGGCGGGATAAATATAAATGCCAATGGTGTTTGGAAAAAGGAATTATAAGAGGAGCTAAAGAAGTTCATCATATCGTCCATTTAAATAAAAAAAATTACAAAGACTCAAGGATAGCTTATGGGTTAGAAAATCTAGTCTCATTATGTGAAAACTGCCATAAACAGCACCACAACCCGACAACAGCAAGTACGCTTAAGGATGTGCCGTTCCCGATTGAAAGTAGTGATACAAGTTGAATATAATCGAGAGCTGGCATGATTATGTAAGCAAAAACAAAGACATAATGTGTAAGGCTCAACTTGATTTAATTAAACACATTGGTAAATTAATTAGGCGTAGGGACATTATTTACATTGAAAAAGAAGCGCTAATGTATATCGATTTTATCGAAGAATTTATGACACAAACTGTAGGAATAAACGAGGGCGAACCGTTAAAATTGTTGCCGTGGCAGAAATACGGCATGGCTTGTGTATTTGGGATTAAGGAAAAAGAAAGTAATCTAAGGTACTTTAATCTATGGCTTTTAATTGTTGCTAAAAAAAGTGGTAAATCTGAATTAGCTGCTGCAATCGCTTTAGCGATACTCTTTATTGAAAGTGTAATAGAGAGAGGAGCAGAAATCTATATAATGTCAGGAGCGGAAGACCAGGCAAAACACTTATACGAAGCATGCATGACAATGGTTAGAAATAGTCCTGAACTCTTAGCAGAAATTGGAGAAAAAAATGTCCAGTTTCAAGGGTTATTTTATAAACAAACAAAATCATATCTAAAAGTCTTAACAGCAAAAGCCTTAACGAAAGAGGGTTTTAACCCTTTGTTTTACATTGTCGATGAGCTTCACGTTATTTTAGATAGTGGAATTTTAGACATCTTAAAACGTGGGCAAGGTGCAAGAATGCAAGGGCTAGGTATGATAACCACTACAGCGCCTGAGATACCTAATGACTTTTATGATACACAATATAATTTAGCAAAAGATATCTTAAGTGGGAAAAATAAAGTTACTAGAATGTTCCCACAAATATTTGAAGCTGATATGCAAGACCCGTGGGACAGCGATGTGGCAATTTATAAAGCTAACCCTAGTGTCAATGTAGCAACTTCATTTAGAAATCTTAGCATTATGCGTGATGAAGCAAAAATGAACCCTGATGATTATGTTAAATATTGTAGTAAGCAAATCAATAGACCAATGAATTCAACAAGCGTATTTTTAACTCGTGATATTTTGATACCAAACGCTAAAGAAATCACAAAAGAAATGTACTATGACACATACGGTTTATTTGCGATCGATATGTCAGCAACTACCGACCTAACGTGCGCTACTGCATTAATTCCCTTACAAGATAGGTCATTTTTATTTTTGCAAAAATATTTTATGGCAGAAAACCGCTTAGAGAATAACTCGAAAGAGGATAAAAAAGAATATTGGAAATTTATCGATACAGAAATATATGGAAATAAAACTGACGAAGTGCACAAAGAATTATTGTATATTTGCCGGGGCTCAAGCATCAATGTTGACGACATTCTCGAGTGGTATTTTTATTTAGAAAAAACATACCAAATCACTTTTCAAAAAATAGGATATGACGATTTTAGAACAAAGGAGGTTGGTAAAGCATTTACAAATGCTGGTCTCGGGAGCTTGCTGTATGATGTCAAATACCAACCCGCGCACTTAACAAATGTTATTAAATTAAGCGAAGCGTTATTTCAAGATAAAAAATTAATCTATTCAAAATGGAACTCGTTATTCTTGTGGTGCGCCGAAAATGTTTTAATTAAATCATTTCCAGGTGGTGGGCTACTACCAGATAAATCAAAGTCAAGGGGCAGGATTGACGGGTACTCGTCACTGGTAATGGCTTTAAAGCTGTTCGAATTAATGAGTGACTTTTTTGAAGAATTTGTATTTGAAAGTAGGTGAGGAAATGGCGGAAGAAAAAATAAGAGGTATTAAAGTTGAATTTATATCCGATACAAAAAAAGTTATGGATGATTTAGAAGAAATCAAAATTAAACTATTAGAAATAGAAGAAATCAAAAATAGAATTTTTGGCGGAGAAATAAGTAATGAAAAACTATTTGCAAAAATAAACATCGGGAGAGCACAAGATTTTTAAAACAAAACCTAAGCGAAAGTAGGTGATAAATTGGGAGTAATACAAAAATTTTTTAGTAGGTTTATAAGAGCTAAGCCAATAACAGATAGTCGAGTGGCTGTGCAGACAATATCAACACCTAGCATATTAACATTGCGGAATGACTTATATGATGTTAGCGAAATTAGAACGGGTATTAATAAAACTGCTAATCATTTTGCAAGAATTAAATTTCATCATCTTAGATATAATCGAGATGGGCATTATGAAACATTAAGAGATAGTTTCGAGTACTGTTTAAATTTGAGGGCAAATCCTTACCAATCGGCTTTTGATTTTAAACAGAAATTAGCTACTCTTTTTTATTTAGGGCAAGATATTTTCGTTAACCCTAAATGGTCGATTGATACAGTTAGACCGCGCCTAGATAGTTTAGAAATAATCGACTATTACGGCTATGAAGTCGGAATTAATACTGCAAATATGGAAATTGTAATTAAATTTTATCTCAAGGACGGTAAAACCGAGATGTATTACTTTAGGGATTTAATTTTTATTCAACGTTTCCCACAAGGACTCAACCCAACCAATAATCAAAACAACAAACGGACTATCCATGATTGGCTAACGGTTGCGACCGGCATTAAAAACGCAATCTTAAAAGCAAGCGATAAAACGGGTGATATTTCGATCATTGTACTAACCGAACAAAATTTAAAGGGCAAGCATTATGAAGAAAAGATTAAAGAAATAAACGATCAAGTAGAAACGAGTAAGAATGGGGTTGTGTTTATTGGTGGCGCAACATCAAAAGAAGTAGTAACAACCAATCCTAATGTTAATCAGCCTAACCCGCGCTTAGTCGATGACATTATCGATAACATTTACCGTTTTTATGATACTAATAAAAAAATAGTCAGTGGCGAAGCAACCGACATCGAGTTCGAACAATATGTTGACAGTTCGATAAAGCCACTTGCGGAAAAAACCGAACAAGCGCTAACCTATGCGTTTTTTAGTCGTGAAGCAATCGATAAAGGTAACATGATCAAGGCAAACATGGTTGATGTACAAATTGCTACATTATCAGCTAAGACAAGTTACTTTAAAGAAATGGTTTGGGCAGGAGTATTGTTGCCAGACGAAGCTCGGGAAGAAATCGGCAAACCACCATATCCAAACGGATTAGGTAAAGTACCTATCACAAACAAAAACACGCAGACTATAGAAAATATGCTAAAAGGGGGTGACAAAAAAGATGATAGTAAAAAGACAGACAATGCAAATGCCGACGATAGTAACGAGGGAGGACCAGGAGAAGCAAATGAAAACAGTTAGAGGGTACGCAATAGTATTTGAAAGTGGGGCGCCTGCTGATTGGCTTGGTGAGGGTTGGCAAGAGCAAGTAAGCAAGGCAGCATTTGATGATATTGACATATCTAGAACAATGGTTTTATTTGGTCACACTAGTTTAATGCCGGTAGGCAGAAATATGATAAATGCTCGTATTGAAAAAGATGATACGGGTATTTTTTGTGAGGTAGATTTACCGAACGTCAGCTATGCTAATGACCTTTACGAACTTGTAAGAGCAAAAATCATTGAAGGTATGAGCTTTGCGGCAATGCCTAGTAAATGGAGTTTTGACGAAGAAAACAAAATGATGACTTGGGAAAAATTTGAGGACTTGCAAGAGGTATCATTTGTCACTTTCCCGTTTTATGAGCAAACAACGGCAATTGCAAAAGAATTAGAACCAATTAAAAAAGAACTTGAATTAAAACAAAAAGAAGCGGAGAAAACCGCAGATGAAATCGAAAAATTATTAAAGGAGATGATTTAATTGTTAACTCAAAGAGAATTAACAGAAAAACAAGCAAGACGTAATGCGATCCTCAAAGAAAAAGAGGATATCCTTGCTAAAACAAAATTACATCGTGAAAACCCTACGAAAGAGGGTAACAAGGAATTAAAAACATTTATTACACGATCTAAGGAATTAGCTGATGAATTACAAAAAATCGACGCAGAACTTCAAGCTGACGAGGTAGAACGTGGCGCTCAAAATATCATAATTAAAAAAAATAAAGGAGGAAAAGAAAATATGAACTTTGAAAACATGACTCGCGAAGAAAAACGAGCAACAACAATTTATCGTGACGCATTTTATAAAAATATATTTAAAGATGTGTTGCAAAAACAAGGTGTTTATAAAGAATTATCCGAAGATGAAAAAACAATTTACCGTACAGTTACCGACCTAAATGCTGAATCAGTTGAGGCGGGCGCAGATGTTTTGTTACCTTTAACAACCGTTAACAAAATCCAATCAATCATGCAGGATGTTGGTATTATTTGGGATTTAATTCCTAACAAGACTAATTTTAAAGGTAATGTAAATTTACCAATCGGATCACGTACAGGAGAAGACCCTAACGCTGACGGAGTAGCTCAATTGAAATATACTTTTACAGATTTAGAAATCAAACAAACTGCAATCATTGCTGAAATTAAAGTGCAAAACTTACTTTTAACAAATGCGATTGAAGATTTAGAAAATTATTTAGCAAGAGAATCAGCTAAATATCTAAAAGAGCAATTAGATTTTAATGTAACTACTGGAAATCCTGTACCTGGAATATTTGATGGTTTATTAGGAGTGAGTGTCCCAGAGCCTTATGGCGCACAAGTTGGAGATGATCCGACTTATGCCGACATCATGGCGACAGAAGGAAGCATGAAAACAGCGTATGCAAAAGGAGCCAGATGGTTGATGAACCGTAAAACTTATTTTAATAAATTTAAAACCATGACTGACCCTAATGGTAACTTGTTAGCTTCAACAATTCCATTTACTCAAGGAAATCTTGCAAGCCCTATGTATTTACTTGACGGCGTCGCATGCGACCATTCGGACGATATTCCAGACAATGAATTCTTGTTATGGAATCCAAACTACTATATTGTAAATGTATCTAAAAATATTACAGTATCAGTTAATACATCAATTTACGAAAATAAAGATCAAACAGCATGGTACGCTAAAATTTATGCAGGTGGTCGTATCTTGTTCCCGGAAGAGACAGTTAAATATCGTATTCCAACCACTGTATAAAAGGAGTGACACTCCATGATTGATTTTGTAACTTTAACCTCAAACGTTATGTGTAACATGGGTTTAAGAGAAGACAGTCTAGACGCT